CACGGAACTTGGTGGTCCTGTCGTCGCCGGTTACGACCCGTTACCGTGGCTCCAGGCGCGTTACGTTTACATCGAGACCGGTCAGCGCGTGGCCGACATCGAACAGCGCCCTCTTGGTGGTTGTTGGCTCTGGGAACTAGCCGATTGGAAGCTGAAACACACCGGCAAGATGCTGACACCGAACCGGGATAACCCCGTTGCCGTCTCGACGGCCTTCCTTGAGGATAGTAAGACCCGCCGCGCCGTCGATACCCTTTACCGCCCCGTCCCACATAAGCTAGACGATGGTGTTGTTGATGCCTATTACCAGAACTTCGTCAACACTTACGTCCCGCCGAACTGGCCCGAGACCCAGAAGGACCCTGAGATATTTTTAGAGCATATCGACTATATTATCCCGAATAAGGTGGAGCGTGAGACGTTTCTCAACTGGTTGGCTTACAAGACACAGCACCCCGCCTCACGCTCTTATGCCGTGGTGATGATCGCCGAGGACAGCTACGGCATAGGTCGTTCGTGGCTCAAGGACATGCTCACGGCTTGCTTGCAGGGTAAGGTCAACACGGCTTCGCTGGCGCAACTCATCGGCAAGGGTACGTCGGCCGAACAGACCTATAACGATTGGATGGCCGGGTGTCAGTATATCGTCGTCGAGGAAGCCAAGGACAGCGGGTTAACTAAGGATGATTTTTATCATGGTTACGAGACGTTTAAACAGCTTGTGGATACCAAAGTCGCAGAAAACCAGCGTATTAACCCCAAATTCGGTAGAACGCGCCGTGAAAATATTTACTATAACGCTCTCATCTTCTCGAATCATGCCGATGCGTTAGCCGTGCCGGATGGTGATCGGCGTATTTATGTCATACAGAACCCCAACACCCGCAAAGACTTCGAGTATTACGAGCGCCTCGCCGCAGCCCTTCATAGCGACGAACCGGCGCGGGTTTATTGGTGGCTCATGCGCCGGGATGTTAGCGACTACGATCAAATTTATCCACCCATGACGGCCGGAAAGTCGCAGATGATCGAAGATACTCGTGCGCCGTCCGATACCCTTTACGATCACATCGTAAGCGAACACCCGTCCGACATCGTGACAGCGGCCAGTTTAAAGCGGGCCGTTGTCCTCGCGGCACACCAGCTTGACTATGAAAAGATCATGCGCGACCCGTCCGTTGTGTCTAAAATGATATGGCGTAAACTGAAAAGCCTTCGGCCCGACGACAAAAACGGAGCCAGATATTATTTTGACGGTAAGCGATGCGAAATTCGGGCATTACGGAACAAGGTAAAATGGCTAGCGGCTGACGATTTTCGTGATACAGCGGCCATAGAGGCGGAACTTGATAAAAAACCCTCCCAAACGTGTAACGTGTAACCGTTTGAAGTATAACGGATAATACCAACTTTTTATTTTATGGGAGGGTTTTTTGTTTTTAGCTAAAAAATCCCCCTATCATTTCGTTTTCTCTAAGTCATTGATATTATTATATATATTATTATAATAGGAGTAATAGGGGAATAGGGGAATATATTATAAGAGTATATATATTTATATTAGTGTTATATTTATACTCTATAGGAATACACAGTTTTTCCCCTTTTCTCCTTTTGGCGGTGGCGGCAGCGAAATTAACCCCGAAAAACGGCAGTTTTCCGGGGTTTTTTATTTTTAGGCGTGAGGGTTGTTTTAGGGGAAAGTTTTTTGCCCTTGGTTTTCTGCGGTTTCTTGTGGTCTTTCGTTTTTTTGTTCTAGCAAAAAAACGTTTTTTTGTTCTTGTTTTCTGGGTTTATTGGCCCGGCGCAGATAATGGCCCCTTTGACGGGGCGTTAGCGGCTTATTAGGGCGCCTTGGCCAGCGTCCGGTAGCTAGGGCATCCATGATGAAGGCAACAGGCCCAGGAATGGCTGAAAAGCCGTTCTCATAGCGTTTTATTTGTCGCATGGATACCCTCATATACACGGCGAGATCATTTTGCGTGAGATTGCGCGATAATCGAATTTGTTTAAACGTTTCTTTGTTCATGGTTAACCTTTCGTTTAATAAATATGGTATTATCCTTTTTACATTTCCTTGGTGTGAAATAGCCCCCGTTAATGCACCACCGGCGCTCTTTTTCACCGGCCTGGGCGCGATGGAAAATACACCCTTCACAGCCTTTAGTTGCGGGGATAACCGACAGGACCGAAAATAACTTCTGGCACTCCCAATTCTTGAATAATCTGTTGATAGCGTCACGCGTTGTCGGCGCTTCCATGATAACGGTTTTGGTATAATACATACCGACAGAGCCTTGTTCACGCCCCCGGAATGTGATGTGATAATTCATAATCTTAATCCTTTCATATGTTTTCGTGTTGCGTGTTAGAGGTCTTTTTGTCTTTCAACGTCAACGATGGAATAGGTAATCCCAAGGTCTTCGCGCAATCCGCGAGTTCCGGTGTATTCCAGGTCCATCATTTCAAACGCGGTTTGAAGACATTGCTCACCATAACCATAATGGCGGTCTGATTTTTCGCTTGTCCCATCATCGTAGAATAACGTCGTGGTATGGTATGTGTTGCCGTATGTCTTTTGGAACCATCGGCGGCCTTCAATGTGTGTTACTTTGCGTGTCATGGTTTTAATCCTTTCATGGTGTTTTCGTGTTGCGTGTTAGAGTAAAGCGTCAATCGTGGCTTGTGGAACGGTTTCAGCTTTTGCACCATCAAGCCATTGATTGATGTGCTTAGAGGTTGTTCGGCTGTATTTTGTTTCCGTTCTCACAAAACCGCCTTGGGCCAATTGTGCCGCCACTGGCGTTTCGTATGAAAAGAATACGATTGTGCCGTCGTTCAATTCAACTTGGGTTTTGTTAGCGCCTAATGATTTTAATTTTTTCATCGTCTTATCCTTTCAGTCTTAATTTAATCTAAGCGTTAATAATACGCCTATCGTCGCCAGTGCCGTGATCGCGGCGACCATCAGATAAAGCACTGCCCCCGCAACATCACCGGTATCGATCGACAGCACGGCAACCATAACCAAGATCACGGTAAACACTCCGAAAAACACCAAGGCGGCGGTTCTAAATAGTGATGTCATTATTTTTGGTCCTTTCAAGTTTGGTTTCGTGGTTCTCAATTCTGCCAAGTGTCCTAGGCTTGGCAGTGTTGAAAGTCACTTATAAGGCGTATATTAGCCCATCTTCTCCTTCATATAATTCGAGAGCACCATAGGCTTTAGATAGTGAGGTCAATAATTCACCATAATTTTCCCATCCGCCATCCCAAAATCCAGCGCCGTGGCCTTGACGTGTTAGCCAAAAATCATGCCCGGCTTGGTCTGGTGTTTTGTTTCCTTTCTCATTATCAATGTAATAGTGCATTCGACACCAGAACGAGAAGCAATCCGCCTTCAACCTGTCGTGTAATTCTACAGACCAGCTTGCGCCGTGAATTTCACTATCTGGAGAACAATCCGCCCAATTGGCACATTCTACCACGGCAGCGTAAAATGTTAGAAAATTCTGGTCTTCAAAGTCAGCCATAATCTTAATCCTTTCATGTTTTTAAGTCTGTTTAAACATATAGACCATATTGTCCCATAGCGCAACCCTTAAATTGACTTTTTTTCATTGGTGCGGTATTCAGATACCGTGCGGTATTCAGATACCGCGTAATACAAAATGTATTAAATGCTTAATTCCAAGATTGAAAGTTTTGGTCATGCCGGCAGGTGGAAGAAAACCAGGGCAAAAGAACAAGATCACAAAAGATATGAAAGAAGTGCTCATGCTAGCGTTCGAGCGCAAAGGCGGTGTACGCTATCTTGAGAAGGTAGCAGACACTGATCCGAAGACCTTCTGCCACCTACTCTCTAGAATTATCCCCGTCCAAGTAGCAGTGCAGATGCACCACATTGATCTAGGTGCTGAGATGCGGGCAGCGGAGCAACGTATCCGTGAAGGCTACACGTCCAAGTTGCAAGACGTGACGCCACCACAACCACCACAAAAAACGCCGACGATCATCGAGCACGAGCCAGCGAAACCCGTTCGAGTATCACGCAGGAAAAATGAACGTTGAATGTTTTGGTGAAACGTGAGACGGGGGGGTGGTAGGGGGGTACCCCAAAGGAGTCCAGCAACCGAGACCGTGACGACCGTTTGCGAACACTATATTATTTTTTTGAAAAATTATGGGACAATATGGTGACACGTCCCACGATTACACCGCAACACGTCCCACGTTAACACCGCAACACCGCAACAGGTAAAACGAAATGTCCAAACAAGAAGCACACCCCGACGAACAACAGTTGATTGCGAAGATGTTGTCGTTCCAGGACGATCCGTTAGGGTTTGTCATGTATACGTTCCCGTGGGGTGTGCCGGGTACGCCGTTACAAAATCATAAGGGGCCGCGAAAGTGGCAACTTACAGCGTTGAAGAAAATGACGGCGCACATCGCAAACAATCGGAACTTGGTGTTGCAAGGTAAGACGCCGGAGTTGATGAAGTTGGCGCGGGCGAGTGGGCGGGGTATTGGTAAGTCGGCGTTCCTTGCGTGGGTTTCACTATGGATGTTTTCTTGTTTGCCGAGTTCGACGGTCATTGTGTCGGCCAACACCGAGCAACAGTTGAAATCGACAACGTTCCCGGAAATTCGAAAGTGGGCGACGATGGGGATTAACAGCCGCTGGTTCGAACACAACATCATGTCGTTGCGGCCCGCTGAGTGGCTGGTGCAAGCGTTGAAGAACACGACACAGTATGACGATGCGTACTGGTACATTCAGGCGCGGTTATGGTCGGAAGAAGCGCCCGATGCGTATGCCGGGGTGCATAGTCAGATGGCGATGGCGGTGTTGTTCGATGAAGCCAGCGGCATACCCGCGCCGATATGGCCGGTGGCGCAGGGGTACTTCACGGACAAGACGGTGCATAGGTTTTGGATTGCTATTAGTAACCCGCGTAATCCGAGCGGGGAGTTTTTTGAATGTTTCCACGGCAACCGCGATCAATGGGACCACGAGACGATTGACGGGCGAACGGTGGAGGAAAACGACCACACGCTGTATAACGACATCATCCGGCAGTATGGTGAGGATAGCGACCAAGCGCGTGTCGAGGTCTACGGCATGTTCCCACGGCAGGGTGACGAGAACCTCATCAGCCGGGGGGAGGTTGAGGATGCAACTGGGCGGGAGTTGACGCCGGACAACGGTGCACCGCTATTGATGGGCGTGGACCCGGCGCGGATGGGGAAGGACAAGGCGGTGATACGG